GGTATCTTCAATCTTGCCGACATCACTGACCGAATGTATGCAGAGAACAACAGGGAAACAGTACTCTATCCCTATCAGGGATTGAACGATAAGCTTTTCGGAATGCGTACTGGTGAACTTGTTACACTGACAGCGGGTACTGGTGCGGGTAAGTCAAGCCTGATGCGAGAACTTATGCACCACCTACTGACACAGACTACACACAACGTAGGTGTATTTTCCCTTGAGGAAAACATTACACAGACTGCCTTCCACCTTATGTCTGTTGAAGCTAATGACCGCATCTACATTGACGAGATACGAAAGAACTACACGATGGAACAACTCAAAGCTATTGAGCAAAAGACCATTGGCACTCGTAGGTTCTTTGCCTTTGACCACTTTGGTTCAATGACTACGGATGAAATACTCAGCCGTGTACGTTACATGGTCAAGGCTCTTGACTGTAAGTTCATTCTGATTGACCACCTATCTATCCTTGTCTCAGGCTTAGAAGGTGCAGATGAACGGCGTAACATTGACCAGCTTATGACTAAGCTTCGTAGTCTGGTGGAAGAAACACAGTGTGCTATGTTACTTGTGTCTCACTTGCGTAGGGCATCAGGTGACAAGGGGCAGGAAGAAGGTAAAGAGATTTCTCTTAACCATCTACGTGGCTCACATAGCATTGCACAGATTAGTGATGCAGTCATTGCACTTGAGCGTGACCAGCAAGCCAAGGATGAGACACAGGCTAACACAACTACAGTTCGTGTCTTAAAGAATCGTTATGCAGGTGAGACAGGTATCGCAACATACTTGCTATACGATAAGAAATCTGGTAGGATGTCGGAAATTGACAACCCCTTTGAGGTTAAGGATGACACAACAGAGATGGAGGATTTCCTTTGAAAGTAGCACTAGACATTGAGACAGATGCGATTGATGCCACAGTGATACACTGTATCGTGGCTCAAGACTTAGCATCTGGTGATGTCAAGAAGTGGTATGGTGATAACATCAAGGACTTCGCCGCTTGGTCTGACAATGTAGATATCTTTGTCATGCACAACGGCGTGTCCTTTGATGCACCAGTATTGAATAAGCTAACAGGAAGCAACATCCCACTTAGAAAGGTGAGAGACACGCTTATCCTGTCTCAGCTTCTTGACCCATCACTGGAAGGTGGACACTCACTCGCAGCATGGGGTGAGCGTCTTGGCTTTCCCAAGATTGATTACAAAGACTTCTCTTCCTTTAATGAAGAGATGCTAACTTATTGTGTCAACGATGTGAAGCTTACAGTTAAACTGTATGAACATCTATTACCTATGCTAAAGAAATATTCTAAGAAGAGTATTGAATTAGAGCATCAGGTACGAGCCATCGTTGACAGACAGGAACACAATGGTTTCAAGCTTAATATTGTTGAGGCTTCGTGCTTAGTGGCACGGCTCACACAAGAGGCAGTAGCCATTGAAAGAGAAATGCAGGGCATCTTCCCACCTATTGTTACTCAACGCTATTCAGAGAAGACTGGTAAGCGTTTAAAGGACAATGTAGAAGTGTTCAACCCTGCATCACGACAGCAGATAGGTAAACGCCTAATGGAGAAAGGTTGGAAGCCAAATAACTTTACACCTACAGGACACCCCATCGTGGATGAGGGTACACTGAAGGATGTAGATATCCCGGAGGCACAGAAAATTGCACACTATTTGCTGTTACAGAAGAGGGTGTCGCAGGTTCAGTCTTGGCTGGACGTTGTGAGGGACGATGGTAAAGTTCACGGTAGGGTTATCACCCTGAAGGCTTTCAGTGGACGCATGGCTCACAACTCACCCAACATGGCACAAGTACCAGCGGTGTACTCACCTTATGGTAAGGAGTGTCGTGCTGTGTGGATACCTAGTAATGATAACTATGTATTACTAGGCTGCGATGCCTCTTCCTTGGAGTTACGATGTCTTGCACACTATATGTGTGACGACAACTTTACTAAAGAGGTTGTCAGTGGAGACATCCATACTGCAAACCAAAAGGCGGCTGGACTACCCACTAGAGATGATGCTAAGACATTCATATATGCACTCATCTATGGCGCAGGTCCAGCCAAGATTGGTTCCATCGTAGGTGGTGGAGCCAGAGAAGGTAAAGCCATCATGGACAAGTTCATGGCTAACCTACCTGCCTTGAAATCTTTGCGTGATAAGATTGACAGAGCAGCTAGCAGTGGCTATGTTCGTGGCTTAGATGGTAGACTACTAAAGGTACGACAGCAACACGCTTCAGCTAACCTTCTATTGCAAGGTGCAGGGGCTATCATTTGTAAAGAATGGCTGCGTCAAATAACATTGGCTGCGCGACAGGGATTTGACTATCGCCTTGTCGCCAGCATCCACGATGAATATCAGTTTGAGATACGACATGACCAAGCAGAAGAGTTTGGTAAGCTAACTCAGGCAGCTATGAAACGTGTAGAGAAAGAACTAAATGTTCAGTGTCCACTTGACAGTGAATATAAGATAGGTAACAACTGGTCTGAAACACACTAGAAAGGAGACAACATGAATAACCTAGAACCATCAAAAGAAAATCGTAAGAAGTTTGATTTAGATTTAGAGTATGGTAAAGTGCGTGAGCAAGCCATAGCAGATATGCTTCAAGACAAAAAGATTGAAGTTAAATCTGAGCGTGATGTCTGGCAGAACACAGGTAACATAGCGATTGAATATGAATCCTATGGTAAACCTAGTGGCATTGCTGCAACGGAAGCAGACTACTGGTTCCATAACCTATGTATAGGTGACGACATCTTTGCTACTCTTGTCTTTGATACAGACAGTCTACGCCGAATCATAGACAACCTAGACTACAAAAGGTCTGTCTCAGGTGGTGACCATAATGCATCCAAGATGTACCTTCTAAACTTACAGAAACTTTTTTCATCTGATGTAATAAAAGCATACAAAAAAGATGTTGACAGGGCTGCTTAGTTCTGTCACAATACACTCACATTAACGAAAGCGGCGATGACCGCATCACAGTAAAAAGGAGAATTAATATGCCAGTACTTTCAGGAAAATCTTTTTGGGCAGCAATCGCAACACCTAACACAACCTTTGAACCAGTATGGTCAATTGATGTGGCACTCACTGGTCAGGAACTTGCTAAAGCACAGAACCTTGGACTGAACATCAAGAACAAAGGTGATGAGCGTGGTGATTTCGTATCACTCAAGCGCAAGGTAAACCGCCGTGATGGTTCACAGAACACTGCACCTGCACTAAAAGATTCTCAGAAGCGTGACATGGGTAAGACACTTGTTGGCAACGGCTCAGATGTGAACGTGTTGTTCAAGACATATGAGTGGGAGTATGCAGGTAAGTCAGGCATTGGTGCTGACCTACAAGCAGTACAAGTTGTGAACCTTATTCCTTACGGAGACTCTGAAGACTTTGAAGTTGTTCCTAGTGGATTTAGTGCTGCTGAAGATGCGTTCTCTGACGACATCCCCTTCGGCACTTCAGTAGCCTCATAGGGAATTAACTTCAACAAGGGTGCAGCATAAAAGATATATGGCTGTGGGCTGACTAGCGTAGGGTTGGGTACGTCAGCATTAACTTCAATAAAAGAAAGGGGTATGTTATGTCATTACTAGACGATATGGTAGACCATCCACCTCATTACAATCAGGCAGGTATAGAATGTATTGATGCAATAGAAGCAGCACTTGGTGCTGAGAACTTTGAGTTTTACTTACAAGGAAATGTAATGAAATATCTTTGGCGTTATCGTTATAAGAATGGCGTAGAAGATTTGCAGAAAGCTAAGTGGTACTTAGAAAAACTAATTGACAGTACATACTGTCCATAGAAAGGAGTAACATAATGGCTAAAATTGAAACACTCATTACTGATATCTATAAGATGTTAGAGGATGGTGTAGACACTGGCACTATGAAGAACCGTGACAGTATGGAAAAGTTTTCCAAGAGTATTTGGTATTCTTTGTCTAGACAATTAAAGGAAGGCACACAACAGCGTGAAGCAG